ATGAGTGATTTAACGATAAAATATATAACGCCTAAATATTTTTATGAGTTTGTTAAGTTGTTGAAGACAATTAGTTATAGCGTTGATATTACTGATAACTCATTGATGATTAGATTTGATACGGATAGAGATTTGTGTGTTGAATTGTTTGATTTTTGGTTATTGTTAAAGGAGTTTGAAAATTCGTCGGTTCCGGTTGATTTAGAAGAGTTTATAAAGACTTATAGCCCTGTTTATCGTCATAGGAGACGTTATTTTAAGCGTTAGTTTCTGCCTTTTAACTTTCTTATTCCGTTTCGTTCTTGTTTGCTAACGCGTTCAATTTTCGCTTTTTCCGGTTTTTGTCGTTCTAAATCTTCAACAATTTTTTTTGATACGCGGTCTTCAAATTGTTCTGTTCGTTGTTGGGTGAACGGCGAATCTTCGTATTTGAAGGCTCCATATTCTTTGAATCCTGTCGAAAAAATTACCGCACTTAGTGCAAAAATGATCTTTTTCATGCCGATAAAAATTGTTTAAAAAACGCTCGAAAAGTTCGGGGGTTCTGTTACACCCGAACTTTAGTATGGATTACCATACTATTTTTTTGAAGTTACATATTTTATATAATCTTCCTCAGTTATGTTTTCAAGTCCTTTCTTTATAAGTATTTTAAGCATTTCAGTATCTTTAATGCTTGTTTTTGTTGCTATTACCGCTTTCACGGTTTCGTCCTGAACTCTTTTCCAAACTATTTCATCAATATGTTTTGATGGCATTACATCCCCCTTTTTTGTGATGTATATCACGAAATCTTATCATTTCTTAGAAAAATAGAAATTATTTTATTGACAGCTTAGAATCTAAGAACTTAAAATTAGTTCAATTTCTAATTTCTAAGAAACTAAGAATATTTACTTTTATGTTTTTTGACTGGTTAAAAATAGAACAAGATTTTCAAACCCAATTACCACTAATAGGTGATTTTGGTTTTGTTGGCGTTCATTTGGATACTGGCGAACAACAAGAGGGAATTAGAACACCGGCTTATAAGCATGAAGGTAGTTTTTGCGATTCGGTGATTATAAAAATTAGTGGTTCCGTTTTAACTATGTCTGGAAATCCAAGCCGATGGGGTAGAGTAGAAAATCTTTTTGGTTTACCTACAGTTGAATCATGTGTTGAATGTTTTAACGAAATCTTATTAAGTCTTGGTTTACCTGCATTTACAAAATGCACTCAAATTTTTTACGGCCAATCAGAAGATGCTTCAAAAGTTAAAAAGTATTCTGATGGCGCGATTATAAAAGAGCTGCATATAACAGAAAACAGGTCTGTAGGCCAAAATAACGTTGAACATTATTTAAGTGGTTTATCAACGTTGAATTATCGTAATTCCTTACCTCGCTTACACACAAATGGCCAAACTGTTGACTGGTTAAGTAAGCAAGGTAACGCTAATTTAATTTATCCTAGTGTTTACAATAAAGCATACGAACTGGAATTACATAGCTTAACAAAAATTAAAAATAAATTTGGTGAACAGTCACACGAATATAAAAATTTATTAAAAGTTATTGAATTTTGCAAAGAACAAGGCGTGGCAAGATTTGAACAAAAATTAAAGTCAAGATATTTACAAAAAGAAAATTTAAATTTTTACGGTTTAAGTGATTATTCGAAGTTAAAAAAATTAAGTAATGAATTTATTAATATTGATGAAAAATTAAAGGTAACAGCAATGGATTTCGAGACTATCTCTGAAACGCTTTTAAGCTCAGGTGTTGTTGATACAGTACGAAGTGCAAACACTACAGCAATGTATGCTTATCAATGGGCACATGGTCATATTTTTGATTTGAGTAAGTCTCAAGTAAAAAATTATGCGTAGCCGTCTCCGTAAAATTGGTATTGATATAGCTAATAAATGCGATTTATCAAAATTTAGTCCGGTAAAAGTTGTATCAAGTCGAGAAATTAAAGTTTCTAATTTGATTGTTCCGACTTGGTATAAATTGCCGAATTATCATTTGAAACTAGCTGCTTAATTATTAATTAAAGAGGAAATTAAAAAATGAAACAAGGTTTTATGATTGTTGGAAAATGTCTCGGTTCTCGTCAATTACAAAATATCGATAAAGATACCGGAGAAGTACGTTTTAAAAATGAAATTGGCATTGGCTTGACTCGTCCGGATGGTTTTGGTGGCTCTACTCAAATTGAAATCATGGTAGCGGTTCGTAAGAAAGAACTGTTTACAAATGATTTAATTAATCATGTTAAAAATTTAATCGGAAAGCAAGTCATGATTTCGGTTTTTCCTACAGCGTGGTTATTTAATGGTAAAACTGGCATTACTTATTTGTATACTGATGAATCTAGTATTGAAGAGGTAAAAATTTAATGCGTGAATTTATGCAAATGGTTGGCGCAAGTTTTATCGGCTGTTCAACTGCTTTATTTATGCTTTATTTGGTTTTTTCTTATGTGTGACGGTTTTTGTGGTAATTCGGAATCGGAAAATACTACTGCCGTGGTATCTGTTCCGAGTACTCAAAATCAGGATGGCTTACAGTTATCACCTGCTCAAGCTCTTCAAAATGAGGTGTTTTTAAGCGCCTTTTTCCTGCCTTTTTCTTTCTATTTATTGGGATTGTCTAAAGGCATTATTCTTAAATTTATAAAGAGGATTTAACTATGTTAAAACAATTTATGTTAAAACAACTTAAAACTTTAAAAGGCAAAGTTGCTTTAGGTGCCGGTTTAATTGCTGCGTCCGGTGTTGCTTCTGCTGATGGTGTTTTGGGCAATGTAAGTTTTGACAGCATTAAAAGCGAAGTTGTTACCGCAGCAGCTGCTTTGGCCGTTGTTTATGTGGCAATTGCCGGCGCTAAAATTGCTTTAGGCTTTATCAAGCGTGCTTAGTTAGTGATTTTGGAGGGGGAGGTTTAAACCTCCCTTTTTTTATATGCAAAACATTGATTTATATTATTTTTTATGGGGGCTTTTATGCGCTTGGGCGTTTATACTTGGCTTCAATCATTGATATTTGTTTTTTTATTTTTTTTATCTCCTCAATCATACGCCGTTTATGATCCTGCCGGGCTTTGGGGTCGCATTGGAGGTTATTTTGACCCTAAAGATATTGGTTCTCCACCTGCTGATAATGGAGGTTTTGACACTTCAAAATGTAAAATAAATAGTACTGGTAAAGTTAATGGCATGGTAGAAACCGGTAACTTGAAATCGAAAAAGGAATTTGAACAAACTTTTTATTCGAATGATTCCTTGATTACTCGTTATGGTACTGATATCGGGGGTTTTTTATTACCTGCTAAGTGGGATTATGCGACAAAATTAGAATTTAATGCGCCTGAGAAGTATCGCAAACCTATATTAAACGCCCTTAAAAACGCATTAGCTAACGGAAATTGTGAATTAGTTGATTATTTTGCAAATATGCTATTAAACGGCAAGGAATATGAGGATAGCAACGGTCGCAAAAACTGGGGTTACTCTGACGACCAAGAACATGGGACTACTTGCGTTGTTGGTGAAAACGCAGATTCCGGTTCATGTAGAAGAAAATATGCTTATGAAGATAATGATGATGGTACTAAGCGTGTTTGTATAAACCCTCTGAGTTCCGGCGATTGCTCCGAAGATTTGTCATTAGATGATTTATCCAAGAAGACAAATAATGATTATAAAAATCAAGGTGGCAATGGTTCTTCATCTTCCGGTGATGGTAAAGGGAATGGTGTTGACGAAAGAAAAGGCGGTGCTAATAGTAGTAGTAATGGTACTGGTGCGGGTGATAAGGGTAATAATACAGGTAATAGTGATAAGACAGGTAAAGGTGATAAGGGCGGCGATGGTTCCGGTAATGGTAAAGGGTCGGGCATTGGAGATAAGGAAGGTGACGGTGACAAAAAGGAAGGAGTTGAAATACGTGAAGCGCCAAAAATGGAAGATATTTTTTCAGGTTTGAAAGAAAAAATTAAGGATAAATTGTTAAAGGATTTTGATATTTCACCCGGTCAATGCCCAACTATATCAATGTCTATTTTAGGTCACGCTCTAATTGTAGATGCACATTGCAAAATTTTAGAATCTGTTAGAGATTTTATTGCTTCTTTGATGATGTTTTTATACACATTTGTTGCAATAAGAATAGTTTTAAGCGCTTAAGGATTATTTAAATGATTATTACAGTTCCGGTTTCGGTTGCCACATTTTTGAGATTTGTATTTATCAAAGCTATTGTTGTTTTGATAATTTATATAGCGATTGAGTATGGTATATCTTATTTATTGTCTTTAATTGATGGCCTTGATTATGATTTAAAATCTTATGCAGGCGATTTAGGGCAAGGGGTATCTTATATGCTTGATTATTTAAAGTTTAAAGATGGTGTATCTCTTATTTTATCTGCTTATAGTGTACGCTTTTTGATTCGTCGTATTCCGTTTATTGGAGGTTAATATGATTTTTAGTTATTCAGGCAAGCCGGGCGGCGGTAAAACTTACGAAGCATTTAAAACCGCTGTATTAGCAAAATTAGCCGAAGGGCGTAATGTTGTAACCAATATTGTAGGCTTAGACGAGGACACAATAACAGGCTATATCATTGATAAATTAGGTAAAGAACCTGAAAAAATTGGTAAATTAGTTTGCGTGACTGATGACCAGGTTATTGCGGATGACTTTTTTTATTACAAGGGTGCACAAGATGGGGAGACAACAGTGCAACCGGGTGATGTGGTTGTAATTGATGAGGTTTGGCGCGTGTTCAAAGATGTAAAAAAAATCGGTGAACGCCGAGAATCATTTATTGCCGAGCATCGTCATTTTGTGGGTGCTGATGGTAAACCTTGTGAATTGCACGTTATAAATCAAGACGTTTCGGAAATTCCGAAATTTATTAAGAATCGGCTTGAAGCCTGTTATGAAATGACGAAACTAAGTGCGGTTGGTGCAAATAATCGTTACCGGGTTGATGTATTTAGCAGTCCTAAAATGTATAAAAAACAGCTTCTAGGCACGAGTTTTAGCAAGTACGAATCCGAAATTTATCAACTTTATAAATCGTTTGACGGCAATTTTAAAGATTTTGGTAAATTAGATAATCGTACTAATGGTTTTCGTAGCCCTAAGTTTATAGGTTTATCTATTCTCCTTGTTTTGATTGTTGTTTTTAAGGGGCCTGATATTTTTAATTTTTTCACCCATGGAACTACGGATGTTGATATTATTGAGCAACAAAAGCAGGCTTTAGATGATTTTGAAGCGCTTGAAAGAGGGGAGCGAAAATCTGAATTAAAATCAGATAATAAAGATTTAAATAATAATATTGGTGCAAGCGTTAAATTAAGTCGTGATTTGTATTTATGCGGGAAGCACTATAAAAATGGTGTTGCTTATGCTGTTGTTTGTCAATATAAGGGTAATAAATCATATAAAACAGATAAGCCCATTGTATCTGATGACGGCTTGCCTTATGTAATTATGAATAATTTAAAAATCATGGATTATTTTTCGCAAAATGAGAGTAAAAGCTTATTAAAGTGAGTAAGTTATGCGCATTTTATTTTTATTATTTTATTTGGTATCCGGAACCGCTTTAGCAAATGTTTATAGTTTTAATAGTGCTAAATTGTCGCAAGTTGCTGAAACACTGGCCGATGATGAATTGATAAAGTCTAATTATTCGATTTCGTCCGATTTATTGGCTTTGGATAAAATGTTTTCATTTCGTATTGATACTTCCGGTAAAAATTTTGTTAAAGATTATAAGCGGATGCTTGCTGATAGCGGGGTGATTTTGACGGTAGATAATGGGCTTTATCGCTATTCAGTTGCTAAACAAGGGGAAATTAAAAAAGTGCTTTATAAATACAAGCCATTTTATCGCACACCCGAAGAATTAGCGGGAGCGGTAACAAATAAAGAGGCTGTATCTTATACATCAGACTATATTTTTTATAATGATTTACCGGATGAAGTTAATAAGTTTAAAGCAATGATGGCAAATGCGGATATTCCGCGAAAATCGGTAGTATTGCGCGGTTATCTTTATGCAACTACTAAAAGTAAAACAAGCGTTAATGCGCTTACAGGCTTGGTTAATTTGATGACGGGTAAGCTAAATTATAAATTCCAGGCTGATGTTAGCCAGGGGTATTTGAGTATATCAAGTAGCGCATTGACCGCACTTTTACCGTTATTAGATAGTAGTAGCGAGTATGTGCAATTATCGAGCCCTATTAGCAAGACTTTATCCGGTAAACAAGTAACGCTAAAAGTAGGTAGCAGTACGCCTGTTTTGAGTGGTACAACGACAAGTGACGGCATAGTTACTCAAAATATCGAATACCGTGATAGTGGTCTTGTTTGGCAAATAACGCCCGTTGTTTTCGGCAATCAAGTTCAACTTGATTTTTATCAATCTGACAGCACGTTTAAAACTACCGAAACAGGCGTAAATAATACGCCAACACTAGATAATCGCAGTCTTACAACAACGGTTAATATTCGTTCCGGTGACGTTGTTATTTTGGCGGGTTACGGTTTGGAAGAAAAAACAAAAAAATCTGAGGGTTGGGGCTTTTTATCCGGCAAATCGGATAATATAAACCGTAGTGATTTTGTACTGCTTTTGAAAGCTGATATTGTGGAATGA